GAGGCGGCGCAAGAACAACGCGCGAAATTGCCGAACATGGCTGCGATGTAGTCGTGCCGGACACCATGCGACTGTACACGGCTTGCCTTGTGTCGATGTGCATCAACGGGGTTCCGCTGGTCAAGCGCGACAAGATCGGCGTGTCATACCACAACAACACGCCTCGCTGGCACTACACCATCACACAGGCCGGGCGTGATGCTCTGGCGAATTGGGAGGCAGGGGAATGACCCGCAAAGCACAGGAAGGCGAGATATGACCAAAGCCGCCACAGTCGCAGCCCGCCGCCGCCGCAAGCGTCAACGGCAGATCACCATGCCCGGCGGCGCAATCATTGACCGCACCGTGAATCGTGGCCCGATCAAAGCCGAGCCGCCCGCCGATCTGGTGGCCCTGAAAGCCCGTGCCCGCCGCACTGGCTGCACAGTCGAGGAAGCTCGCGATGTTCTGGCGTCCGAGGATGTGGGCCGCTGCATATTGGCGCTGCACAAAGGCGGCGCAACGCGGCGCGACCTGCTCAACGTCTGGCAGGGGATCAACGCCTCATGGTGGAACTACGCGACCCGGTGCCTAAGCATCACCCCAAGCCCGCAGTCCGCAGCCCTGCCGATGCTACCTGAGCCGATGCAGACTGACCAAAGCCTGCGCGTGGATGTCCGCAGCGGCGAGGAGAAGGACGCAGCGGCCCGCAACGTGTGGTTCGCATGGCTAGAGCAACTGATGGCCCTACCCTCTCCACAGCGCCACGCCCTGCGCGGGCACCTGCAAGACTACGCCGCCCCCCTATGGCACGAAGCCGAGCGCCGACCTACGGCATCGGGCGTCTTGGCGGTCGCTGCGCTGGCGGCTTTGCATGGCGCGAGGAATGGCCGTTGACACGTTGATGGCGCATCGCTACAGTATCCCATAATCGCAAGCGAAGTCTTGCACAAACGGTCCGGGCAGAGATGCGCCGGGCCTTTTGCATTTCTGAAAATAGGTGAACATCATGGCGGACCGTGAGGCCACCGGGCCGGGCGGCAGGCCATCAAAGTACGACCCCGCATATTGCGAGGCAGTCATAGACTTCATGGAAAACGGGTACAGCATCACGGCATTTGCTGGAAGCATTCGCGTCGCCCGATCCACGGTCTATAAGTGGGCCGATGAATTCCCGGAGTTTTCGGACGCCCTAAATACGGGGCAGGCCATATCGGCGCTTTGGTGGGAAAACCGCCTGCGTGATGTGGCAGAAAAAAACGAGGGCAACGCGACCGCTGCAATCTTTGGTCTGAAAAACCGCGCCGCCGATGATTGGCGCGACAAACAGGCCGTTGACCACACGTCAAGCGACGGCAGCATGACGCCCAAGCCAACGATGATCGAATTCCTTGCGCCGGAAGTTAGCAATGAAGGCGACGATTAGGGAGATACCGAAGCTAACCGCTAACTTCGCCAAGCCTGCCAGAACGCGGGTATTCAAGGGCGGGCGGGGGTCTGGAAAAACGCGGGGCATTGCAAAGCGCAGCGCCTTGCGGGTGTATCAACTGGCCGAGGCGGGCGTTGAAGGCGTGTTCCTTGCCAGTCGCGAACATCTGAACAGCCTAGACGAATCCAGCATGGAGGAAATCAAGGCCGCAATCAGGTCTGAGCCTTGGCTTGCTGAATATTTCGACATTGGCGAGAAATACATACGGACGCAAAACCGCCGGATAAGCTATGCTTTCGCTGGACTGCGGCACAATCTGGACAGCATCAAATCAAAGGCCAGAATCATTGGCAACTGGACCGATGAGGCTGAAAGCGTATCCGACGCGGCATGGCGCAAGCTAATTCCGACGATCCGCGAGGAAGGCCCCGGCTGGGTTGCTGAAAACTGGATCAGCTACAATCCTGAAAGCCCGGATAGCGCCACGCATCGACGGTTCGTCGAAAACGCCGCTGATGACTGCATTGTCACCACGGTTAATCACGCCGAAAACCCGTGGTTTCCGAGCATCTTGGAAAAGCAGAGGTTAGAGGATCAACGGTTTAGGCCTGAAGTTTACGAACACATCTGGAATGGTGCGTTTCTAACTCTGACCGATGCGCAGGTATTTGCGGGGAAATTCGACGTTTCGGAGTTCGAGGTTGGCCGCGATTGGAACGGCCCATATCACGGCATGGACTTCGGTTTCGCGCAAGACCCGACCACGGCAGGCGAACAGTGGGTGCATGATGGCACTCTATACGTTCGACGCGAGGCGGCAAAGGTCGGCTTGGAATTAGATGACACAGCGGAATTTATAAGCGCCGCAATACCAGATATCGAGAATCACACAATACGGGCAGACAGCGCCCGGCCAGAAAGTATCAGCTATCTGAAGCGCCACGGTCTGCCAAATATTGTGAGCGTCAAGAAATGGCCCGGCAGCGTGCAAGACGGTGTTGAGTTCATCAAGTCGTTTCGGCGCGTGGTAATACACCCGGATTGCCCCGGAACTGCGCGAGAATTTAGGCTCTACAGCTATAAGATTGACCGTTTATCCGGGGATATTAAGCCGGAAATCATGGACGCCAACAATCACCACATTGACCAGATTCGATATGCTCTGGTCCCTCTGATGACTGGCTCCGGCTATGACCTGCAAGGAATGCTATGATGTGTGCCAAATGCGCTGAGCGCCGCAAAAAGATACTGGCCGCACTGGCAAAGGTGGCTGGCAAGTGAGCCGATTCACGGACGGCCTACGCAGCCTTGTCACCGGGCTTGGCGTGTCCAGCAAGGTCGCATCGGTTAGCTATGGCGCGGCGTCTATGTCGCCCGCCGAGTTGCACGCCGCATACCACGGCAGCTATTTGTCGCGCAGGATTATCGACATTCCCGCCGAGGACGCAATCCGCAAGGGCCGCGCGTGGCAGGCGGATAAGGACCAGATTAGCGCAATCGAGGCAGTCGAGGCAAAGCTAGGCCTCTGGGCTAAGCTGGAACATGGAATGAAGCTGGCCCGCACCTATGGCGGCGCTGCGATCTACATTGGCACTGACGACGCGGATACGAGCAAGCCGCTGGACCCAGAAACCGCTGGGCCTATCAGGTATTTGAACGTCTTATCGCGCAATGAGGCCAGCCCCGGCGAGCTTGACCGTGATGTTACGTCGCGCACCTATGGTCGCCCGCGATTTTACACGATCAGCACCGAATACGGCAAACAGCTAGAAATCCACGCCTCGCGTATGGTGATCTTGGACGGCAACCCGCAGCTTGACCCATTTGCGTCAATGGACGGCGGCTGGGGTGAGCCTGTGTTGCCGCCAATTATCGACGCGATCAAATCCGCTGAATCCGGCGCGGCAAACATGGCCGAATTGATTTTCGAGGCCAATGTTGACGTGTTCGGAATCGAGGGCTTTTCGCAGGGCTTGGCATCGGGTGGCGCGGCATACGAGCAAGCCGTGCTAACACGCATGCAACTCATGCAACAGGCGAAGAGTATCACGCGCTCTATTCTGCGCGACAACAGCGAGACATACGACCGCAAGGCCGTGTCTATGGCTGGTGTTAAGGAGGCCGTGGAACTGCTCTTGCAGATCGTTTGCGCGGCGTCTGGCATCCCAGCCACGCGATTGCTAGGCATGGCACCCGGCGGGCTATCCGCAACGGGTGACGCTGATGAACGGGTTTACTTTGACCGGGTGCAGTTGATCCAAGAAATCCGCCTGACGCCTGCGATGTATAACCTTGACGAAATGGTGATCCGCACGGCGCTGAATGACCGTCCCGAGGAAGTGCATTACAATTGGCGACCCCTGCGCCAGCTATCCGAAAACGAGCGGGCCGATATTGCGGTGAAAATCACAAGCGCGGGTGAAAGCCTGTCACGCATCGGCATCCATACGAGTGAAGAATTGCGCACCGCCATTTCAAACGCGCTAATTGAGGGCGGGGCATTCCCCGGCTTGGAATCGGCCATGCTTGAAACGGGCGAAGGGTTCGATCTGGGCGGCAATGAAGTTTGACATCCGGCAGATAGCCACGCGCAAGGGGCAGTACGTATTCCCTGAGATTGCCCCGCGCATTGGCTCTGAGATAGCCTACAGGCGGGCTATGAACGCCATGCTGCGAGAGATTGCCGCCACCACACGCAAGGACGTGATACCGGCCTATCGGGCGGAAAAGGCACTGGTGCAGGACGGCCCTGACGAGTGGATGCAAGCCCTACGCCTGATGCGCCGGTCACTTATCGAGCGGGCGTCAAGTATGGTGGCGCGCATCCTCAATTTGGAGGCTGACGTTCACACGGCGGCGTGGCGGGCATCTGTCGAGCGCGCGATTGGAATTGACGTGTCTGCGATGATCCAGCGTGAGGGGCTGGCCGATGCTATCGAGTTGGCGGTTCGGCGCAATACGCAGCTAATCACGAGCCTTGCCGATGATATGATTGGCCGGGTTGAGCAGGCTGTGCTGCAAAACGCAACGTCCGGCGGGTCTGTCAAGGCATTGCGTGAACGGCTGCAAAATGACTTCGGCATTGCGGATCGCCGCGCCCGTCTGATTGCCCGCGATCAAATGGGCAAGATTAACTCGGAGATGTCGCAAATTCGGCACCGGGAAGCGGGCATTGAGGAATATGTCTGGTCTACCAGCCGTGACGAGCGGGTGCGCAGCTTGCACGCTGATCTAGACGGCACAACGTACAAATATGGGCAGCCTACCGGGGCAGAGGAGGGCCTTCCTCCGGGTCAACCGATCCAGTGTCGGTGCACGGCTCGCGCAGTGGTGACCTTTTGAACATCGCGTCCAAGCCGGGCATCCGATACGGCACGGTCTGCGAAAAATAAGCCTGCGCGCCTCCGGGCGTGCATAGCATTTCAACAATCAAGGCGTGACGTCGCGCGGCCTCATTATCAAGCCTGATGATCTGATTTCGCAGCGATGCAACCTCAAATTTGAGGCTCAACATGGCTGTGCGCAATTCGCGGTCTGTGGGTTCTGAATCTGACATTCGCGCACGATAGCACGAGGGAAAACGAAATGAAATTCACAGATGCCGCATCCATCACGGGAATGCGCCTGACCGCTGACGGCTATCTTGTCGGTGATGTTCGGTGCGCGCGCACCGGGTGCCAGACGTACCATTCGGCGGAAATCGGCCTTGGCGATCAAGGAATGGTTACCGTCTACCGTCCAGATGACGCGGTTTTCGCGCGTGACAGCATGGCGACCTTTGCGGGCAAGCCTGTCACGATTGGACACCCGGCGGAGCCTGTCACTGCCGACAACTGGAAAACCCACGCGGTTGGCGACATTGGCGAGGATATCGCCCGCGATGGCGAATTCGTGCGCGTGCCTATCAAGCTGATGGACGCCGCTGCGATCAAGGCGGTGCAAGACGGCACCCGCGAAATCAGCATGGGCTACACCACGCCAATCGAGGCCCGCGACGGCATCGCCCCCGATGGCACAGCTTACCAAGCGGTCCAGACTGGGCCAATCCGAATTAATCATCTTGCCATCGTGTCGAAAGCGCGCGGCGGGGCAGAACTTCGCGTCGGTGACGGCGTGAACCAGTGGGGCGCGACCCCGATCACCATGAGAAAATCAAAGGAGGTCACAATGACCGATATTCTCAAGACTGTGGTGCTGGGCGATCAGGCCGCACAGGTAGCGGCTGACTCGGTTAGCATTATCGACAAATTCAAAGCGGACGCGGCTAAAAAGCTGGCCGACGCGCTCGCCTCTAAAGACGCGGCTATCGCGGAAAAAGAGGAGGAAATCGGCAAGCTGAAAGCAGACTTGTCCGAGGCCGAAAAGAAGGTTCCGACCGCCGACGCGCTTGATGCGCTGGTTGCAGAACGCGCCGACCTTATGGCCGATGCTGAAAAGCTGGCCGGGATCAAGGACGCCAAAGGCACGCCCGCCGACATCCGCAAGGCCATTGTTGCCAAGCGCCTCGGTGATGCTGCGGTTGAAGGCGTTTCCGACGCCGAAATCACGGGCATGTTCAAGGCCGTGAAAGCGCAAGGCGTCAAGGACGGCGACCCGTTCAAACGCACCGTTGCTGATGGCGTCAAAACTCAAGTTTCCGACGCTGACACCGAATACAACGCGATGCTGGCCGACATGCAGAACGCATGGAAAACCCCGTCGAAAAAGGAGGCCAACTGATGGCTACGCAAAACACCTACAGCGACAGCATGGCTGCGGCATTCGTGGGCATGGTCGCAAACACCGAGCCAAATAACCTGATTTCGCGCACGGTTGAAACCAGCGCGGGCATCGGGTTCGGCGTTCCTGTCCAGCAAGGCACCGCTGACAATGAATGCAAGGTCATGGCGGCTGGCGCGACTGAGTGCGTCGGCATCACGGTGCGCGATCAATCGACTACGGCAGATACGTTTGCCGAGGGCGATAGCGCACTCTTGATCCGTCAGGGCGTGATCTGGGCAACTGTCACCGACGCGGG